CGGCCGGTGGGGGCGGAAGCGGCATGACGCGCGTGCTGCTGGTGAAGACGCGCGTGTTCGGCGAGATCGAGATCGCCGTCGATGAACGCAACCGGATCGTGGCCGCGCCGGTGGTGGCGCGGAAGTTCATCGATAAGCCCGTCGATGTGTTTTACGAGTGGCTGCGGAAGTACGGCGGGTTCTCGGTCGAGATCGTGCGGCAACGATCCCTCGGGTTGTTCGATGGAGCAGTTACCCCTGCCGGTGCGCCCGGCAAAGAGCGTGCGTGAGTTCGTCCGCGGGAAGCTCGCGGACTTGAACCTGCGCCAGGCGGAACGAGAGCGGCGGCGCGTCAAGGGGCGCCGCCGGTCGCGCCCTCGGCCCGAGACGCACCAAGAGAAACTGCCGCTATGATCCTGCCGCCCGATGTGACCGCCGCCGACGTACGCAGGGCGATCGATGCGATGGACGATCGCGAGATCGAGGCGCTGGTCTACGATTGGCCGCTTTGGGCGCGGCCGGAACAACGGTTGCCGGCGGGCGATTGGTTCACCTGGCTCGTGATGGCGGGCCGCGGTTGGGGAAAGACGCGGTGCTCGGCCGAGGCCGTGCGCGAGACGGTATACGCTTTGCCCTCGGGCGCGCGCATCGCGATCGTCGCGCCCACATCGGGCGATTGCCGGGATGTGCTGGTAGAGGGCGAATCGGGTATCCTGCGCGTGTTCCCGCCTCCGCAGAGGCCGCGTTACGAGCCTTCGAAACGGCGCGTCACGTTCTTCAATGGGACGATGGGGTTTCTGTACTCGGCCGAGGAACCGGAGCGTCTGCGCGGGCCGCAGCACCACGCCGCCTTCTGCGATGAGATCGCCGTCTATCCGAATCCGAAGGAGCTCTTCGACAACCTGCGGTTCGGCCTGCGCCTGGGCGTGAGTCCGCGGATCGTGTGCACGACGACGCCGCGCGCCGGCAACAAGATGCTGCGCGCGATGGTGGACGATCCCGGCACGGTCGTGACGCGCGGCCGCACGAGCGACAACAGGGACAACCTGCCCGCGGCCGTGCTGGCCGAGTTCGAGCGCATCTACGGCGGCACGCGCATCGGCCGGCAGGAATTGGACGGCGAGCTGCTCGAGGAAGCGGAGGGCGCGCTATGGCGCGGCGCCCAGATCGAGGCGCTGCGCGTGGCGGCCGCGCCCGATCTGGTGCGCGTCTGCGTGGCGATCGATCCTTCGGTGACCTCGGGGCCGAACTCGGACGAGGTGGGGATCATCGTCGCGGGCCTCGGCGCGGACGGCCACGGGTACGTGCTGCGCGATCTCTCGGGCCGCATGTCGCCCGACGATTGGGCGCAGCGGGCGGTGGCGGGGTACGACAACTACAAGGCCGATAAAATCATCGCCGAGGCGAACAACGGCGGCGACCTGATCCTGAGCGTCATGCGGACGGTGCGGCAGAATATTCCGATCGAGAAGGTACACGCCGCGCGCGGCAAGATCACGCGCGCCGAGCCGGTGGCGGCGCTCTACGAGCAGGGCCGCATCCACCATTGCGGCGGGTTCAAGGAACTCGAACAGGAGATGACGAACTACGTCGCGGGCGAGTCGGCGTCTCCGAACCGCATGGACGCGCTCGTATGGGCGATCTCGTATCTGATGCTGAAGCCTGCGAAGATCGGGCGGGTGATGGGGCTGTGACGGTGACCGGGTGGCTGATCGAGGAATGCCTGCGGCGCATCGCGCTCTCTGACGGCAAGGAACCGCCCGCGCCCGCGCCGGCGAAGACGTTGAGCGCGCAGATCGACGATCTGCCGGGCCGCGGGTTGCACGACCTGGCGGCGAGGCGCGCGTACTATGCGCGGCGGCGCGGGCAGTGCCGGAACCTGGCGCTCGCGGCCGAGCGCCGGAAGGGGAGATGACATGGTGCCCTTTAAGATTGCGCTTTTAGTCGTGGCGTTCGTTTTCTTCTCGCTCGCGGCCTGCGGCGTGACGCATTCGCGCATCAACCTCGTGGCCGCGGGCCTGGCGTGTTGGGCGCTGACGCTGATTCTCGCGTGATTACCACGACCTAGTGTGAATGCTATGAACTTTCCAGAATTCCGATCAGATTGCTGGGTTCCCAATGTGCCCGGCGGCGTGCCTGCCGAGGTGGTTGTTAACGAAAAGTACTGCGCCGAGTATGAGACGGCGGTGGAGTTGCTGAACCGGCTTGCCTCGATGGTTCAGGAGTACGGGACGAGCCTGGTGGCCGGGACGCCGTTCTATGCGGCGCCTGGCAGTGTGCCGTTCACGAAAACGATGGAAGGGGTTGAGCCGTCGATCGTGCCGTGGGTATTGTTCTCCGATGGCATCACGATTAACGCGGGCAACCTTGCGAACACCTGGACGCACGGTTACGACGATGCCTACATCGAATCGGAACTGCGGAAGTACCTGGCCGAGCACCGCACAACCTGACCCGCGATGCGCGACCTGGAGCGATGCGACCGCGAGATCGCGGAAGTCGAACGCCTGCTGCGCGGCAGCCACCGCGATGTCGAAGGCTTGTGCCGCGCGCTGATCGATTGGAGCGTCGAGCGGCGGATTCTGATGGGTTCCTTGGCCGTCGAAAAGCCTGGGCAAACTGTTGAAGGCGGGTTGGCCGGATTAGCCGGCGGCGAAGGTCGGGGGCCGGGGCCGCAAGTCACGCTCCGATTCGTGGCGGGCGGCCTCGGCGTTCGTAACGCGACGTAACGCGACGTAACGCGACGTAACGCGACGTAACGCGACGTAACGCGACGTAACGCGACATTTGCAGTGCATTAGCGTGGCTTTTCCGCCACGGTTCGAGGGGGAATCCCCGAGTCTCATAAATCGCAAATCCGAAAAAGAGGAGTAATCATCCATGCAACCGATTCTCTGTTGGCTCATTCCGATCGATTCGGGCGCGCGGCCCGAGCATCCGATCGTGATTCCGCCGCCGGGCGGCGGCGGGGGAAGTCCGCCGGGCATCTGGGGGCCTCCCGGCCCGTGGCCTACGCCGCCGATCCAGTTCCCGCCGGGATGGGTCGGTGGGGTTCCGCCTGGCGGTGGCAATCCGCCGGGCGTGCCTACGCATCCGATCGCGTTTCCGCCCTGGTGGCCCGGTGCGCCCACGCATCCGATCCCGCCTACGATCTGGCCGACGCCGCCCGTAGGCAGCGGCAATCCGCCGGGTATCTGGGGGCCTCCCGGCCCGTGGCCGACGCCGCCGATCCATCTGCCCGATCCGCCGCAGATCCCCGGCATCGACGTGAAGCCCGAGCAGCCGATCATCATCACGCCCGACGGCAAGACGTGGGTCTTCGCGGTATTCCCCGGCGGCAAGAGCGGTTGGGTGATGATCAGCGAACCGCCGAGCACGAGTCCCACGCCGCCGCCGCCGCAGGACGGCCATCAGTGGGTGCTCGCGTACGTGCCGGGCATCGGCTGGTGCTGGCTCTCGCTGCCCGTCGAGGCAAAGTCCAAAGCCTAGTCGCGGTTTTAGAGGCGACATTCGGCAACGGGCGGCATTTCGCCATCTGCCCCCGCCCGTTGCCGGTTTTTAGCAGGACGTTATGACCGAACGCCGCGAAGTCCGCTACGAATTCACGCGCGAGGAGCTGCGCGAGTTGGGGCACCGCCTGGCGCTGAAGGCGCAGGAAATCCTGGATGCCAGGGCCGAGAAGAAACTGGCGGCGGGCGCATACGCTTCGAAGATCAACGCGCTTGAAGAGCAGGCGCTGATTATCGTGCGGGCGCTGAACGAACGCGCGGAGATGCGCGAGATGGATTGCCGTGTGGAGTATCACCTGCCGCGGAACGGCATGAAGACGATCTACCGGTCCGATACCGGCGTGGCGATCGCCGAGGAACCCATGACGCCCGCCGAGCTGCAACAGCCGCTCGCCTTCGAGGACGCGCCGCCCGCGAAGGCGAAGCCGAAGACGCAATGATGCGCCAGGCGCTCGCGGACGTGCCCGCCGATGCGCCGGTCCCGGCGACCGAAGCGATGTACGTATGGGACGCGGCCGAGGGGTGCTGGGTGACGTGGGCCGATTGGATCTTCGCGGAAGCGCGGCGGAACGCGGCGGCGAAGGCGGTCGAGCGGCCGCGGGGGCCGCGGCAGGCGGCGATGTTCCGCGGGTGGGCGTGAGGGTGTACTCCACTTTCACTGGTTCGATCCGCCGTAAGTGCCAGCGGGGTCAAGGAATACATTAGCTTCCCTAAAACCGACTTGGGACGGGGGTGGTGCGGGTGATCAACGAACCGATGGGCGACGAACTCACCGTAAGCGAGCAGGCGGAACTGGCTGAGTGTGAGGCGATGATCGACTGTGCGTTGGATAAGTTAGAGGCTCATTTAGATCACGGGTTAGAGGTATTTCATGATTCTGCCGGGCCAGCGTTGCTAAAGGTTCGCGACAAACGTTTATATCGCGCGAAGTACCGGACGTTTGAACGGTATTGCCGGGAACGATGGAAGAAGGGTAAGACTCGCGCGTATCAATTGATGGAGGCGATTGTTGTCGTCTCGAATTTATCCACCATGGTGGATAAATTTGAGTGTCAAACAAATATTCTCCCGCAAAACGAACGCCAGGTGCGGCCTCTGGTTTCGTTAGAGCCGGACCAGCAACGCGAGGCGTGGCAATCTGCCGTCGAAGCGGCTGCTCCGAAACCGCCGACCGGGCGCGACGTTGCCGCCGCCGCTCGATCTGTGCGTGAGATGACGCCGACGCCGCCGCCGCCCACGCCGCGCGAATTACAGGCCGAGCAACGGGCGCGGGAAGCGGAAGAGCAGGCGGCGAAGCTTCGCAGGGAGCAGCAGGACCGCGAACATTGCCGGTTTATCCGGTTCCGCAAGTTTATCGCGGCGCTCGATTGCATAGCGGCATTTCACTTAGACGGCATTGCGGATATCTGGGACGGTTTGACTTCCGCGCGCGCCGACGAGGATGTCGAGGAAGATATCAGGCGCGCGATCCGGCTGCTTACCAGAATGCAGACCGATCATCCTAATGGGGCCAGGGCGCTACCCACCGTTACACAGGGCAAGCCGAATTAGAGAGGTTGCTGTATGAAAGAAAACGATCTTGATGTATGGCTTTCTGGACTTACTGATGTCCCACGCTGTGCCTTGCGGGAAGCCGGGAGAAAGGGGGCCGTCAGCAAGGATGGCGTCATGGGATATCTGAAGCGCGGTCGTGACGCCTTGACCGTATTCATTGCCGAGCTAACGTCCAAAAGTGAAGTGACGGCCGAAGATGTCCGGTTGGATCAGCATTTGCATGAGGCAGCTCTGGCGGCACGAGAAAGCAAGATGGCGCCTAGCCTTAAGGATGTCACAAAAAAAATCCGTCACTCTCCGTTGACGATGCAAGCAATCCGTGACCGGGCCATGGAGTTGGCAATCGAACAGGCCGCGGACCGTACTCTTGACAAGTGTAAGAAGATGGCGAAGAACGATCCGCCTCCCGATAATCCGGATCAGTACATGCTCGATATTTTCTTCGAGGTCAGGGCCTTCAAGGTTCTGCCTGCTCGCCTGGTCTATATCGATCCTGAGACCAAAAAGCCCAAAAGTTGGTCACCCGCGTATGGTATTGCCAAAGATTTTGAGGAAACGAGCAAACTGCTTAAGGCGGTGGAAGCCGCTAATGAGTTGTTGAAACCATTGCGCGCGATACATGGCGATCTCCCAGCCGCGGAACTCTGGGCGAAGCGCGACGAGGTTCCACCACCGGAACGCGCAGCGAAAAAGAAATCGAAAGCACCTGTTGTGCCGCCTGGAACGAGCACCGCCGACGGCGACAAGAAATCAAAAGCATCAGGTGACTAGTTAGCGATGCCCGCACTTAGTCGCGTCTTCTCCCGCCTCGGCTTCTCCCGCAAGTCCGAAGTGCCGATCATCAACGACGGCCGCGGCAACAAACCGAGTGTCTCGGTACGCCACGTTTCCACGTTTGGTTCGGCCGTTGCTTGGACGTCAGCGAACTACGAGGATATGGCGCGGGAAGGGTACACCGAAAACTCGGACGTGTATGCCGCCGTTTCGCTGATCGCGCAAGCCGGCAAGCAAATGAAGTTCGCGGTAGGTGAGAAGAAGGGCGCCTCGCAGCGTTCGCTGGAACTCTTGCAGGAAGCCGGCGGCCCGACTTTTATCGAGGGTTGGTTGACGAACCTCTTGCTGGCCGGAAACGCTTTTATCGCGGTGGAGTACAACCGTATCTCGAGGCCCAACGATCCGAATCCGGCGGCGGTGCATCTGGTTTCGCCGTTTCGCGTAACGCCTGAAATCGATCTGAGCAAGGTGTATGGCGAAGGTTCCGTTGGATCGGTTGCCATGTGGCGCATGACGATCGACAGGCGTGCTGCGCCAGTATTCATCCAACCGTCTGACATGGTGCATTCCAAGCTGTTCAACCCGTTCGATCCGGTGATCGGAATGGCCCCATTGCAAGCTGCGATGCTTCGCGTGCAGGCCGAGAATCAGGGCGCGCAGTTGATGAACTCCGTGCTCGGGCGCGGGTTCTCGCCGGGCTGGATCGAGGCCGCGGAAAACTCGATCTGGGAAGAGACGCAGATCAACGCGCTGAAACAGCGGATGCGCTCGTCGAAGGCCGCGGGCGAAGAGTTGTTTTTGGAAAACGCCAAGTGGCATCCGATGGGGTTCTCGCCCGCCGATTCTGGCGTGGCCGAGGCGCACGTCCTGTCGAAGCGCGACATCGCGAGCGTGTTCCACGTCGATCCGGCGCTGATCGGCGATACGACGGGCCGCACGTACGCGACCTACCGCGAATCGCGCCTGGCGCTCTATATGGAAGCGGTGATTCCGCTACTTATTGAGTTTCAGGACGATTGGAACCGGGTGATAGGCAGGAAGATCAAGTCGCCTATAGAGGTAGACCGGGATACCAATGAAGCCATCGCGGCGGCGCGCGCGGAAATGTCCGATCGCGTTATGAAGCTGTGGGCGGGCGGGTTGATTACACAAGACGAGGCACGGGAAGAGTTGCGCTACGGTCCGGCGAAGGCGGGCGCCGTCTTCTATGCGCCCGCGAATTTCCTGCCGATGGCCGAGGAGCGCGAGGCTGAACCGCCGCCCGAGGGTTCGTGATGGTGGCGTGCGATCTGCGGATAGGCACGCGCGTGAGCATCACGGGCGCGGCGGCGGGAGCGATCGGGCGCATCGAGCAGATCTGGCCGATCGACATGGTGGAGTTCGTGCCGGGCGTCGATGCGAGCGGCGATGCGATGCGGCGGGAGTGGAAAGCGTGGGGCGTGGCGCGGGTGGCGCTGATCTCGTTCCACGTCACTCGCTACTGCGAAGCGATGTTCGCGGCATACGAGGTGGCGGGCGCGTGGTTCGACCTGCGGGGGAATCCGATCGCGCTCGAGGTGATAGGCCATGCCGGCAACTAGGGCGTCCGAGCTTTCGGCGGCGCGGTATATCGCGGAGTTCAGCCGCTATGTGGACCGTATGATCGCGCGTTTCGCGCCCTGGATCGAGAAAGAGTTGAAGGCCGAGGGCCGGCGCGCGGCGGAAGCGTACGCGCGGGCGGGAGAGATCGCGGCGCTGAACGCCATCAAGGAATCGATGTATTACGGGTTTCTCGAGCGCATGTGGACGACGATCGTGCCGGACGCCGGAACGCGGGTTCAGGAGCAGCTCACGAAGGGCGTGGCCGATCTGTTCCTGCAATCGGCGATCGAGTGGCTGGCGGCGCACGGCGCGAGCAAGGCTACCGAGATGTGGATCGTTTCGCGCACCGAGTTGCAGCGGGCGATCTTCGCGGGCGTGCGGGAAGGCGAGACGCGGCAGCAGATCACGGCGCGGATCGTGCGGGCGCGCGGTACTGTGGCGCCCGATCGCGCCCTGCGGATCGCCACCACCGAGATTCACGCGGCGGCCAACCACGGCTCGATCGTGGCCGCGCGCGACCAGGGCGTGGCGATGACGAAGACCTGGCGCGCGATGCCCGGCGCGCGGCCGACGCACGCCGCGGCGAGCGGGCAGGAAGTGGGCCTCGACGAGCAGTTCCGCGTCGGCAACGCCCTGCTCGATTATCCCGGCGCGGTGGGGCCGGCCGCGGAGACGATTAATTGCCGGTGCATAGTTTTGTACGCCGAGGTCGGAACGCAGCCGCGGTGGCGGCGGCCGCGGGCGGCGTGAGGGGTATGCGAGATAATAGAAGGAGCGGGATACCGTCATGCGACAACATGGCGGCACCCCTAAGACACCACGATTTGGATTGGAAATCGAGATGCCCTTACGTCAGTTTACCTGTCTTCAGTGCAATAAAGAGTTTACGAGTCACAATGCATCGGCGAAGTATTGCAGCCGGGAGTGCAAGCACCAATCGCAACGATCGCGGGTGGATATTGCGTGTCTCCGGTGTGGAGTTGTGTTCTGTTCGTCTGTTGAGAGGCCTCAGCTGTATTGCAGTCGTGCGTGCTGGCGCCTGGCGATTGAGAGCCCTTTTCAGACGGCCTGCAGGGCGTGCGGAGTGTTGTTCCGTCCGCGTCATGCGACCACTCAGTATTGCAGCCGGATGTGCAGGACGGAAATTGACTGCAGTCGCTGTGGTCAGCGGTTTCTCCCGAAAAGCGATAAAGCAAAGTTTTGCAGTCGTGCGTGCAAACTTGCGGACCGAGCGCAAAGACAGATTGATGTTGAGCGGCGCAAGCCACACCAGCCGCTCCATGAACGCGAATGCAGGATGTGTGGTGCGCCGTTTCGCAGTAAGTCGATGCGCGCTAGATATTGCAGCAGACGCTGTAAGGATCGTGCCTGTAGAAAGGAACGAACCTGCTGCCGGTGTGGCGCGGTGTTTGTCTCAAAGGCGAAATCGAACTATTGCAGTGTCGCGTGTCATGCCGCTTCGCGAAGACGGGAATCGTTTACCTGCTTGCATTGCGGCTTGCAGTTCCGGTCTACTCATCAAAACGCAAAGTACTGCAGTCGTGAATGCCGCGGCCATGCTCCAAGGGCCAGCCACTCGTCGTATAAGCCATCGGTCACGATTACTTGCGAACACTGCGGTAAATCCAAAACGGTGCGTGGCGGTCAAGCCGGGCGGCGATTCTGCGACATCGTCTGTAAATATGCGGTTTTGCGGGATGCGCAGGGAAAGAACCGATTCGGACGCAAGGACGGGCGCGGCGAGTTTGAATGTCAAGAATGTGGCGCGCGCATTGCGCTGCATAAGTATTTGGCGCGTCGTCGCCGGTTCTGTTCGCCGGAATGTGCCAAAAAGTGGCGAGTCCGACATAAGCCTGCGGCGATGGTGTCGTTATCCTGCGTGTGGTGCGGCAAAGAATTTCAACGGCACCAGTCGTATATCGATCATAACGGCGGCCGGGTTAAGTTTTGCAGCAAAGAGTGCAATGGCGCATTTACCGCACGATATAAGCAGAACCGAGTCTCTGCAGCGGAAACGGCGTTTCTGGACGCAGTTGAGGCCGCCGGATTGGCGGTTAACCGACAGGTAAGAATAAAGGGATTTGTGGTCGATGCTGTATGCGCGGAAAGGAATGTCGTGATCGAGTTCGATGGCGAATACTGGCATTCCTTCACGCACGTTCTAGCGAAGGACGAGCGCAAGGCGGATGCTGTTGCATGGGCTGGTTACAAGCTTGTCAGGGTGCGCGAAAGAGATTACCTGACTGATCCTGAAGCGACGGTTGCGGCCGTTGTCCGGCAATCACGGGAGGTATGAGAGGAGTCGCCATGGACTATTTTGAATGCCCGTTTTCAATCGAGATGAAGGCTGACAGCGAAGAAGATGGGTACATCGCAGGGTATGGCAGTACATTCGGCGGGAGACCGGATTTGCAGGGTGACATCATGGTGCGCGGTTGTTTCAAGGATGCCATCGAAGAGCAAAAAGGATGGCCGATGCTTTTCGGCCACTCCATGGAAAAGTGCTGCGGTTTCTGGACGAAGGCGCGCGAGGATAAGAATGGTCTGTACCTGGAGGGCCAATTGACGCTTGATTCGCCCGAGGGTGCGGCGGCGGCGGCAATTTGCCGCCATGGCGCCAGATTGGACTTGCCTTTTGGCTTGAGCATAGGATATTCGCCGCGGCCGGATGGGTACAAGGTAGCCGGTGATGGTGTTCGTCACCTCACCAATGTTCAACTTTTTGAGGTAAGCCTTGTCCCGTGCCCGGCAAACGTGCGGGCTAGAGTCATGCGGGTTAAGCGCCATTCGACCATTCGCGAGGCCGAGGCCGCGCTGCGCGAGCTCGGCCTGACCGGCGACGAAGCGCGGCAATTGATTTCTATCTGCAAAGGGGAGCGGGAAGCGAACCTTGAAAACGAGACTCTGGAGCGGGACGCGAAAGAGGCGCAAGCGGGCGCGGCGGCGGCCTTCATGGCCGAGCTGCGCGGGCATTCACTCATTCAACAGCTAAAGGAGTTGGCAATCTTATGAGCGCACCAGCAATCGCGCAACCGCTTTTGGGCGCGGACGACCGCGCCGAAGTGCTGCGGATGTTCACGGAGCAGACGAACAAGTACAAAGAACTCTCGGCCGCAATCGCGGCGGGAAAACCCACGGGCGAGATCAAAACGGCGATCGATAAGATCGACGCCGCGATGGCCGCCATGCAGGAAAAGTACGCCGAGATGGGCAAACGCGCGGACGCGATCGAGGCGTTCGTGCAGCGGCAGCGCGCCGAACCCGAAGCGCCCAAATCGATCGGGCGCCTGGTGGTCGAGGACGCGGGCCTGCTGGCCGCGATCCGCTCGTCGGGCGGATACTTTCAGCACACGGTCCAGGTGAAGCAGTCATTGTGGGCCGCGAAGGACATTACGGGCGTATCGCGCGGCATACCGGACGCCATTCCCGGCGTGGCCGCGGGGCCGCGGCTGCCATTCGGCGTGCGCGTGCTCGTGCCGCAGGGGCGGACGACGGCGGGCGCGGTGAGCTACGTCGAGGAAACGAGCTTCACGAACAACGCGGCGCCCGTGGCCGAGGGCGCGGCGAAGCCGAAATCGGACAAGGTATTCACGCCGAAGGTAATGCCGGTCGAAACGATCGCGCATTACTTCAAGGTCAGCAAACAGACCTTGGACGATCTGCCGGCGGTCGAGGCGGCGATCGGGAATAACGGCGTGTACGGCGTGCAACTGGCCGAGGACAATCAACTCCTGAACGGCACGGGTACATCGCCGCAGCTCAAGGGCTTTAACGCGGTGGCGACCGCGGCTACGGCGCCCGCCGCCGGGCCGCCTGCGCCCTCGGTGATCGACGCGATGGGCGCGGCGTATTTCGACCTGGCGGGCAAGGGCTATATGCCCGATGGCGCGGTGGCGAATCCGGCCGATTGGGGCCAGGTCGCCCTGATGCGGAATTCGCTCGGCAACTACCTCTTCGCGAATCCCGTGGATTACTCGGCCACGCCGCGGATCTGGGGGATGCGCCTGGTGCTCTCGGCGAAGCAGGCGGCCGGGACGTTCCTGGTGGGCGCGTTCGCGGGCAACTCGCAGATCCTCGATAGGGAGGAGGTCAATGTCCAGGTGGCAACGCAGAACGAGGACGATTTCATCAAGAACATGGTGACGATCCGCGTCGAGGAGCGCCTGGTGCTCTTGATCTTCGTCGCGGCGGCGTTCCAGAAGGGCGTGGTGCCCGCGGGCAGTCTCGTCTGATAATGGCGGGATGACTGACGAGCTGATGGTGGATCTGGCGGCGCTCGAACAATCGGGCGCCCGCCTTCCGCTGACGTTCACTGCGATCGCGGCCTTCGATCTGCTCGCGCTGTTGCAGGTGGTGGTGCGGCTGCCGGGCATCCAGGGCACGCCGATTGAGCGATTCGGCAGGGATCTGGCCCTAGAGATCGGGGGCCATTTGGCTAGAACGCCCGCGATCAAAGAAGCTATCCAGCGAGGGTGGGAATTCGCATTTGACGAACCAGGAAAAAGCGACGGCCCGGCGCCCGCCGGCAAGCGTAAGCCGCGCAGGCCGTCGCCAGAGAACAAGCAGTACACGCCGCCCGAGAATAAAGGCGGGCCGCGGCGAATAGGATGACGTTCATGCGCGTAATCATGATCGACGTAATCACGCCGGCCGCGGGCCTGCCGGTGACGGCGGAAGAGTTCGTGGACCACGCGCGGCTCAACGGATTGACTGTCACCGTGCAGCCGGGCCTGATCGAGCGCGAGCTGTTCGCCGCCACGCTGCGCGCCGAGCATTACTGCCGGCGGGCGCTGATGACGCAGACCCTGCGCGCGGCCTTCATGGGCGATACGCGGATGGAGGATTACCGGCCGCTCTATGGGCCGGCGGCGCAGGTGCTCGTGCTGCCGCGGCCGCCGATCCAATCGGTGGCGCGGTTGCTCTCGGCGGATGGCAGCGAGATCGATCCGGCGTCGTGGAACGCCCAATGGGGAATCGTACGCAGCCAGGTTCCGTTCGGCCAGGCCGTGAGCGCGGAATATACCGCCGGGTACGGCGACTCGCCCGATGCGGTGCCCGAGATGATCCGCGAAGGGATTCTCGAGTATGCGGCCAGGCTTTACGAATCGCGCACGGGCGAGCGCGAAGAGAAGCACGCGGCCTCGGCCGGGCGCACGCTGCCGCCGGGCGTGATCGATCTGTGGCGGCCGTTCCAGGTGGAGTTGAGCGGATAATATGATGGCAATGAAAGAGCAGCCGATCTCGAGGGACGGCGTGCGGGAATTGCGCGAGGCGATCGCGGAGGCCTGCGCGGTGCTGGAAGCGATCAGCGATAGGGCGACGACGGCCGCGGAATTCGCCGAGCAGTGTTGGTTGGGGGGCCGCGACAGGGTGCCCGCGCCCGCGCAGTTGGATGACTTGATGCAGGCGTTCGGCCAACTCCAGGCGCTGGTGCGCGCGGGCGAACGCAGCGCCACTCGCGCGCAGCAGTTAGCGGCGCTGCTCGAGGCGGGCGGGTGATTACTCCAAATCTGGACTTATAGGTTATGACCGCATCGGATCTCCGCGAATGGATCGCCATCTTCCAGATGGAGCTGACGCCCGACGGCGCGGGCGGCGCGATGGAAGTGCCACCGGCGAATCTCGCGCCCGACCGGCCGGCGAACGTGCGGACGCCGAATCCGCGGATCGTATTCTCGGGCGATCAGTTGGGCGACCGGGTGCGGGAGATCGTGACCGTGCGGTACGAGCCGGGCGTGACGACAAGCTACCGGGTGATGTGGCGCGAACAGTTTTACGACATCGTGGGTGTGCGGAATGTCGATAACCGCGATGCGTGGCTGGAATTGACGTGCGAGCGTTTCGAGGCGGGGAAACAATAGAGCGATGGCTTATCTTGTGTGTGCTCTTGCGACGGCGCCGACGATGGCGATGGGGTCCGTTTTCGATCGGCAGTGTTCGCGCTGCGGATCGCGCGTGATGATCGCGCCATCGGGGCAACGCCTGCTGCGGCGAAAGAAAAAGGTCAAGGTTCTCTGTATTACCTGCGCGCCGCGCGTGCTGGCCGAGTATCCGGCCAGGGACAAGGTTGAGGTAACGATTCTCGAGGGTGCGGCGGGCGAGGTCCGAAGCGCGGTGCCGAACCTGTGGCGGGCGCGTAATTAAGGGGCGGCGATGCCATCAAAAGCCGATCTGAAGATATACGCGGGCGACGATTACGCGGCGAACGTCGAGGTGTTGAACGCCGACGACTCGCCGGCCGATCTCACCGGGTACACGTCGCAGGCGCACATCCGCATTTCGGCGGCCGATAAGGCCGCGGCGCCGGTGGCCGAATTCTCGGTATCGATCGCGGGCAATGTAATCACGATGGTGCTGACGCACGACAAAACGAAGCTGCTCGAGCGCGCCACGTACGCATGGGATGTGCAGGTGATCGACGGGGCGGGCTGGATCACGACGCTGCTCGCGGGATCGGTGGCGGTAGGGAAAGAAGTAACGCGCGTGTACGCGGCCGAGGTGACGGCGTGACCTTCCGCCAGCCGCCCGAGCAGTTCAAGGCGCGCCTGATGCCGCGCGCCGAGCTTACCGCGCGTCTGACCGCGGATCTCCAGGCGGTGCCGGGGCCGCCGGGGCCGGAAGGTCCGCAGGGCGAGCCTGGGCCGGAAGGTCCGCAGGGCGAGCCGGGGCCGCAGGGCGCCGCGGGTCCGCAGGGTCCGAAGGGCGACACGGGCGACACGGGCGCGGCCGGCGCGGCAGGATCTGCCGGGCCGGAAGGTCCGCAGGGCGATCCAGGGCCGGCGGGCGCGGTGGGCGCTACCGGGCC